TCTAGAATAAGAGCAGTTTGAGAAGTAACAGTTTTAACTGTAACTATTTCGTCAATTCCTGCTGCAATAACACGATTACCAACTGCAATCGTACCAGAGTTTGCATCAACTGTTAGGTTGATAGAAGCTGTTGTGATTGCACCGTTACTTGTTGCAGTAATACTATCGTTTGTATGAAACTTAATCATGTCACCAACTTGGAAAGCAAAACCAGAAGCATCAGCATCATCAACTGTAATGGTGTCATCACCGACAGCACCAGCACCGTTGACTAAGTTACCTACACCCAAATCTTGTTCATATGCAGTGGCAGAAGGGCAAACTTCTAGTCGTAGAGAGTTACCTAAAGTACCAGCTTCTCTTGCATACCAATCATTAGAGGTAACTTGTCCATCACCTGTTTCTGAATAGTAACTTGAAAAATAAACATCGTCATTTTGAACCAATACACCAGAAGCTTCACCGGCGTTCAGAAAACCACTTTCTGGACGAACTACCTTTAAAGTATTGCTGTATTTTAAGAAATTAGAAGCAGTAAACCACCACTCATAGTTAGAGGTATTTGGTTTACCGAAATTTTTGACGAGATCAGCTTCAGAGGTTAGAGTAACTACTTTAGACACAGGGCCCTTAGTGAATGGTGCAGCAAGGGCACCAATAGTGGTGTCAACGCTAGGAACAACATTAGTTAAATCTATCTCTTTGACATGAACGCCAGGAGAAACTAAAAAAGACATATTGTACTCCTTATCTTTATTAAGAGTTTTTGTTCTACACAGATATTTATAAAAAACAAATTCTACAAAAACCTTTTTTATAAGTGTTATATCATATAAATAGTTACATGACAAACAAACATTATGAGAAGTATAAAGAGACTATAAAGAAGGTAGCTCGTAGAAATTATCGTAAAAGAATCTTATTACTTAACGAATTTTTAATAGATAAATCTTGTAAACACTGCGGTGAAAGTGAAACAGTATGTCTAAAGTTTTATCCACATGATTCAGAAATACGAAAACTAACAAAAAGAGTTGGCACAAACGATGAAAGTCGTAGAGAAATATTTCATCTTATAGGTGAATCCAACATATTGTGTTCTAACTGTTGGATTAAGGTAGATAATGATTTGATAGAGTTTATCTAATCACCAGTTTGAACCATAGTCTCTTACTACTGGATTCCATTTAGTTCCATATTCATCAACCATTTCTCCAATATTTTCATCCTCTAAACCATTTACAATAAAACCAAACGGAGCCATATCTTGCTCTAACATATCTTGTTGTTCTAAAATCATTGTTTTACGAATGTCCATGTCTGTCAATTCTTTAAAATATGTTTGATCTGTAACCCATGCAAAAATAAACATACAAGCAACTAAATCATCTGTACAACCATCATCTGCTTGGTGAGAAGAACCCTTAACTATAAAGGTAGATAGTTCATTAATAATATCATAATCTTCTACAATCAATTTATTATCTTCTATTAATTGTTTTAGGTTTGAACACCCAATCTTCTTTACAGCCTTTGTTGTTCTCACTCCTAGTTGTGCTCTACCACCACTAAATCCACCACCTAGTATTTGACCAGCTCTACCACGCATAGATGCCATAATAAGATTATCATACTCCATATCAAACTGAAGTGAGTTTGCAACCTGTTCACCTATATCATTCACCTCGACTAAGACAAATGCTTGATTGTATGCTCTTGCAACCTCATATATCTTTGCAGGGAATAGAAGTGGTTTTATCTCATTGTCTCTAAACTTTGCAACAACTTTGTAGGGCATTTGTGATACATCAAAAACTACAAATGCAGAATAATCATTTGCAGTTCCTCTAGATACGTCTGCACATAGAACATATGTTTTATCTTTTTCTGGTAGTTCATGAACGTCTAATCCAGCATTAGATTGTTTTGGTTCTCTGTAAGGCATAATTTTAAGTTTTGATGAAGATATGAGAGTATTAATAGAACCAAGAAACTCACATTCAAATTCAGTGTTGAATTGTTGCTCACTGGTATTCTTTATAGTTTCTTCTTTCCACTTCTCATCACGGCCAGGTATTTCACTCCAATGTACCTCAATGGGTATGTAAGAGTTTCTTTCTTCCTCTGCATCCACCCATAGTTTATAGAACATATTCATACCATGTGGTGTGGATACAATCATTACCTTAGTAGTCTTACCAGAGGATATTGTAGGATAAACTGAACTGAAAAATTGTTCTGCTACGTTTGATGGGACATATGCAAACTCATCTAAGAATATAATATTATAAGAGCCGCCACGAACGGCACTAGCACTAGTAGAAGATGCCAAAATTTTAGACCCATTTTCTAACTCCAACGAACCTTTGTTCCATTGCATTACTCCTTGTTGTAACCACTTAGGTAAATGTTCATATGCTAACTGCAATCGTCCTAGAAGGTCACGAGCAGTTGCAGCTTTGTTAGCGAGTATTGCTACGTTCACAGATGCATTGAATAAAACATAGTGAAGTAGATAGGCGATGATAGTAGTAGACTTACCAGACTGACGAGGTAGTTTACAGATTGTAAAACGATTATTATGAAATGTTCCTACCATTTCCTTTTGGAAGTCATACATCTCAAAAGGTACAAGACCTTCATCAAGAGAAACAATCATAATATATTTTTTGATAAAGTAGATAGGGTCTTTCATACACCTACCATATTCCTTAATCTCTTCCTCTGTCCACTCTTGTGAGACATTTGCTTTCTTGAGATTAGGATTACCTAAGTAAACTGATTCGGACATTAACTACCCTTTATCATTTTTTGAAGTTCTGCTGTACTTCCAACGAACAACGCATTAGTAACATTCTTAGGAGCGTTATCAGGAACCTCTGAAAGTTTCTTCATCTTCTCCTGTAAGTCTCCAAGCTTCTCTGCAACTTCTGAAACTTGTTTGATAAGGTTTCCAGCAACTTCATAAGTTCTTGGATGTTCAGACTCTTTAGCTAACAACAATATACCATCAATTGCAGCAGTTCCTTTTTCAACTAAGTTATAGAAGTTTTGTCTTTGGTAATCATAGTCGCTTTGTATATCTTTTTCTTTATCTACAGAAACAACTTTATGCTCATAGTTCCAAGGTTCTTTTTGTAAAATTTCAACGTCACTTACAATACCAAGAGTTTTATCTAATTCTTTTAAAGGATTAGACATTATTAATTTTCCTTATCCGTACCTGTCACTGGGTCAAATACTTTTGCGTCTTCAAAGAACGAAGTTGTCTCGTTAAATCCAAAATCATCATCTGCTGAAGCATTTGAAGGTGTAGGTGCAACTGTATATCTCTGCTCTCTTCTTGGAGCATTATCTTTAATATCAGCAAACTGGTCAACTTGAACAGTCTTAATAACTGCACTGGATGTAACAGGACCATATAGATAAAACTTTGCAGTAAAGTCTAGTGTATAGATAAGAGCTCTTCGTGTTTCAAAGTCACCTTGATAATTATCTTCGTAACTAATATCATTCAATACAATAGGAACATCTCTCTTAATTCCCATATCAGTCATATCATTAATAGTTAGTGTGTAGTCTGGTTGAAAGAATGGTAATATCTGTTCTACAATCTGTAGTGCATCGTCAGATTGCTTTGCCATAATATACAACTGTATAGAAAGATTATAAGGAACAGGCATAAACTGTGTGTCAAGTCTATTTGAATTAGCACCTTTTACTTTTTTAAATTTCTGTACTCTGTTGAGTTTTCTTGAAGAATCATACGAAAGAGTTTGAATCTCAAAACCAATACGAGGTAAAGTTACAGCAACAGTTTTTGATAAATCTGCATCCTCATTTAAACGAACCAACCACTTTTGTCTAGGCCCATATGCAAGAGGAACTTTCATTGACTGTTTAATATTACCGTCATTGTCCTTACGAACTAACTGAATATTATTAAATGTTGTTCCAAAAGCAACAATAACTTTCCTAATCGACTCATGATAAAACTGCTGACCTAACATTACGAACTTCTCCCTACATCCCCAAATGGATTTGACTCACTAAAGTCTATTACTGTATCATCTAAAGTGTCAAACAACTCGTTTTGAGAGCTCTTATCAGATACCATGTCTCCTAATATATAGGACTCTTGAATTAGGAACTCTCCTGTTTCTGAAAGTAGAGAACCAGCAGATGTTGTCATATCACTATCTTCATGTGCTACAAGTTCATCAGTTTCATTTTGATGAATAATACGACCAATATTACCTTCTAATTGTACAGCATTTACTGAGGCTGTATTTGATTCTAAAGTAAATTGGAATTCAGATGTAGATGTACTCAGTGCATCTTCAATTGCATCTATAGTATCTATACCAGTATTAAGTTCTTCAGAACTATAATCAAACAGACGGCATCTTAATTTG